CCACTCGTCCAAAGCCTGTCTCTACAAAAGCGTCGCCACAATACAGAATGCGGGCCATAGTCTCCCCTGAATCTTCGTCATCTTAAGGGGCTTTTATACTGATGGCAAAAGGAGGCAAATGACATTACCACTTGGTTCGATACGCTTTTGCATTAGTACGTGCAAGAAATTTGCCCCGCATACAATTCCCGTCATCATTCCCAGCTTGTTCGCTGCTGGCATCAAGCAAGAGGAAATTTTAATCGTCAATGGCGGTCAAACTGTTCGCGCCAATACAAGCTACAAAGGCGTGCCGATGCTGCTGACGCAGCAGAATTCCTTTGAATACACGCCGCTCATTGAAATTGTGGAGCATTCAATGGAAAGCCAGTATTGGTTTCTCCTTCATGACACTTGCATTGCAGGCCCCCTCTTCAAGGCACTGGCTTATGAGCCTCCTGTAGAGGCTCCAGAGAAAGTGGCAATGAAGCAAACGCCTTCGATGAGCATTGGCCTTTATCGCCACGACTACCTCATGGCTCACAAGGAGCGCTTGATGGCCATCAAGAACTTGGACAGCTCTCCTGAAGCATTGCAGCAATGGAAGCAGTGGGGCGTGCCTAACGAGGACTATATGCTCTGGAAGCTCCAGGACGTGCCTTGCCACATTTACCATCCAGACAAGCACGGCCCTGATGAATGGAACTACCAGGGACACGCCGATCCATACGGCACTGGCATGCAGCGCCGCATTGAATATTTTCCGCAATTGCACCTCGCTAAAGCCAAAAGCAACTGGCAAGGCGTTCAACCCCACCTTTGCATTGACGTCTGATGAAGCGCTTGGCAATTATTGGCGGAGGCTGGGTGGGATGTCATTTGGCAATGACATTCCGCGATGAGATGGAAGTGACGCTGTATGAAAAGAATCATACGCTCATTTCAGAAACTTCTTTTATCAATCAAAACCGCTTGCACTATGGCTATCACTATGCCAGAAATGCTGCCACTCGCCGCTTGTGTGCCACCACTTTTGTGCGCTTCATGGAGGACTATGGTGACCTTGTCCATGACGTGGAGAATAATTACTACGCAGTGTCGGAAGATGAAAGTCTTCTTGATGCTGAAACTATTTCCATTATTTTCGGGAATGGTCCGCATGCTCAGTTAGATCCACGAGCTTTTAACTACACATCGCTTTTGCTGGCCACCCTCGAAAAGCGCATTGATGCCATTGGGGCGAGCCTGTATTTTCAACGGTGCCTAGAACCACTGGTCAAAAAGGAAAAGATTCAGCAATGCAATCTGCAAGCATTGAAGCAAGATTACGATTTTGTTTTCGACTGCACCAACAATGCCCTCCTGGATCCATTGCCCGCTCATTTCTTTGAAGCAGTGGCAATGTTTATTTATCGTCCCAAAACTCCTCTTCCGTTCGGCGCCCTCACCTACATTGATGGAGAACTATTTTCCATCTATCCATACAACGACAAATGCTTTTCGTTGAGTCACGTAAGGCATGGCGTCATGAGCGATAATTCGCTCGATAATGCGGACAATGCAAGGCGATTAATTGAGCAACACGTGGAACGTTATTGGCCAGACTTTGCTGATAGCTTTGACTATCTATTCCCCACTCTTTCAATTAAAGCGAAGACGAAGGACTGCAGCGCTAATCGCACGCCATTAATGCGTCAAGACGAAAATCTATTCTCTTTCTTCACGGGCAAGATTCAAGGCATCTATGCCATTGAAAGCATGGCTAGACAAATTATTGCTCAGCCATAAAGCTGTCTAAACAGCGGATATTCACGATGGTGCTGAGAAACATTTACCAGCTCGCGCGTGATTCCGCCTTGGTAGCTGCTTGCAACTAAGAGCCGTTTGATTTGCTTGTGTTCATACTGGTTCAAGATGGGACCATTGTCAGTGTCGCTGATATGGACATGCGCAATGAAACGGAAGTAATGTTTGATAATCTTTGTCGGGCTATCGCCTTGCAGCCAAGCATTATTTGTATCAAGCATTGTCTTCACATTGCGCAAGTTATAGAAGTCAATGTGATTGATAATCTCCTCGACCGAGTGGAAATACTTCCCTCCAAATGCTTTTGCAATGGGCTCAATGCAAAGGATGGCATCATTCGCCTCAAGGATTGAATCCATGCGCTTTAGAACTTCCATCAAGCTTGACGGGCTCCCCCTGCGCAAAGCAGGGCTACCAAGGACAAAGCGCTTAATGCCCATCAAGGAGCCAAGCTTAACCACTCGCAGCAAATGCTCTTGCGTGGCAGCAGTGTCCTCAAAGCTTTGAACGGCGCTGTCGTAGAACAGCGCCTGAGCTGAATAGGCCCAAAGTCCATAATGCTCCCTATAGCGCTTTGCAATGTCGCCAAAGTCTTCATTTCTCGCAAAGATGCGAGACGGTACCAGCTCAATGAAATTAAAAGCACCGGCATTGGCGCTTAAGATTTCATGCTCTTCTTCATCCTTCCAGCCAATCGCACTAATTCCAAGCATTAATAAATGCCTCCATCTTTTTCAAAGTGGTTTCTTTACTGGAAAAATAAGGCCCATAGTTATATTCAATGCGCGGCCCACAATCGACGACTGTCTTCGCCCATGGAAACCATCTGTCAATAATCTCTAAAGTTTCAACAGGTTCAGAGAACCATTGATGCTCTCCGCCTTTTTGACAGGCTTCAGTGTGAAGCCATAAGTCCTTCAAGTCGTACCATTGATAACAAGAATTAGCGTTAATCTTTTCAATGTTGTTGCCATTGAGAAGATCAAACAGAATGTTTTTCTTAATGCGCCTATGAAATAATGCAGGGAGACGAATGATGGTAATTACGGCTTCCGGGAATGTGGTCTTAACTAGCAGCTCAAAAATATAGCGCGTGGATCCATAATTAATGCCATGAATTTCTGGAAAGTTTTCCACATATTTATAAGTTTGACTATAGATGTCAATGGTGGAATAAAGGATGATTTCCTTCGGCTTCCATAGCCTCATCTTTGTCAGAACGTGATACATATTGTCGAAATCGGCCATTGGCGCTTGGTTTGCTTTCCATTTCTCCGCCGGCAAACAAGCCAAATAAAGCCTGTCAATATCCTGTTTAAGCGATGGTGCTAAATGAATGTTTTCGGAATTGAAAAGGTAGCCAAAGTCATGATGCTCGCGCAATACTCTTCCAATCAAGCCCGTGCTTCCAACCAGAACATCCATGCTCACACTGCCACGACTGGCGCTTGTTGACGCATGTATTTTACGCTGCATTTGCAATTGGACATACAAGCACACCGCTGGCCTGGCATGGGCAGACTTCCAATGGGAACAGCTCCTCGCCCTGCATAGCGCAAGCAGTCGTCACAATGCTTTGCCTGCGGATCCAGGATGCGTCGCATCAAGCTATACCCTTGCTTCTCCTGCCGAATTGTGGTGCCTTCCCAGTAAGAACCTCGCACAGCTTGAGCGTACATGCCGATGCGAGCAAGAGCCATGGGAGTAGAAATGCTCCCAGCCAGAAGATCGCGAGCAAAACCCTCCAGATAACGATATTCCGCACGAAGGCGTTGACCGACGCGGCCCCAGTCTGAAGCTTGCATCGTATCCCGTCCACCATTGCCAATGATCGCTGCTTGTACATGCGCAAGCTTAAGTGCTTCTCTTACGCTTTCTTGCCATTGAACCAACGTAATGTCGCCGCTACCAAGCATGTTTGTAAGACGACGTAGCAAAGTGCCAAGCTTGTTAATTCGACCATCAACCAAAGCTTCCACGGCAGACTGACTGAGGAACCGTCCATTGCTTCCGCGATAACGGCCACTAACGGGATCGTAGCGCCATGAGGATTGGTCAAGACGCTGTTCAAGAGCGGCAGCGAACGTTGATAAATCATTCAGGCCTTGCATCTTCAGCCTCCAGAATATCCTTGAAACGCTCAGGCGCTTCCTCCTTCCATTGGTTCAATGCAGCGTCAATATCCTCGGCGCTAATCAATGCGGCTTCGTCAAGGTCGGAAAGAATCAAGCCTTCGACTTTCATAGGCTCCATTGCATCAACTTTGCTGCTCACATTCTTGGCTGGGCCTTTACGTTCGGGATCGGGATCCGCCTTGCGCTTGCGAGCAACAATTGTTTGACGCTCTTCTTTGCTCATGGCTTGCGCCTTGGCTTGAGGCAAGCACTTAGGCTTGCCTTCTTTTTCCTCACGAGCGCCGCAAGGACCAAGGATTTCGCCATTGGCGCCAATCCTCACCCACTTTTCCTTGAACCATTTATCAAGATCGTCAGCATGAAGCTCTTGCTCGTCGCTCTTGAATGCTCCGCTCAGTGAACCGTGCTTCTTCTTGTACATTTGCTTGTACTGTTGCACCACGTAACCACTGGCATAAGCAGAAGGCCACACTTTGAACTTAGCCTTGGCTGCACTCACTGCCCGCGAATGCAGCTCTTTATCAGTGAACGTCACGTCGCCACGAACTTTCTCTAGATCACGAGGCAGAAACAGACCAGCAGCATCTTGCACTTCACGACTTCCGTCCATGGGAAGCGTGCCGTTCTCCTCGTTCATGGGATCACGACCGCCAGGAGCCACAGCGAGCTTGCCTTGCCCACCCCCTTTCTGAGTGGAACCACCCCCAGCTTGAGCAGGAAGCTCCCGCACTACGGACGGATCCAAGGTGAGTTCCATGCTCCACTCAGAACCGCCGTAACGAGCATCTGCCACTTCCTTAGGACTCAGCACGCCAAGCTGGATGTAACGACCGTCTACGGCCGCCACACGCGCCCGTACATCGGCCATTTCGCGCTCATTAAGCTCGAACAATGGATTGAAAGAAATGCGCCATGACTCAGGCAGTTCTCCTTTCGTGGGACCTTCCTTGCTAAGCATGATCATTTCCATCAGCTTCTTGATGGGCCGTTTAAAATGAACACTTTGATAATCAGCAAGCGTTTTGGCGAAATCACGCTCTTCACTGCGGCCAGTGGAGCCAAGACCACTTGGACTCTCCCCAAACAGCACGGTGTGAGGAATTTTGCTGGCGCCAATAATATCCACGCGCAGTTTCTCAAGGATTTCTCCAATACCACCAAAGTTGCGACTAATAAATTCAAGCTCTTCTTTCTCCGCATCAATCGCGTAGCCGCGATAGATGCTCTTGCTCATATCATTCACTTGCAAGCGGTCACGAATGGAGCTTTCTTTGCCAGCAGCAAGCATTGCCGCGAGGCCCCTTACTTTATGAACAAAGATGTCAAATTCAGTGAGGAGCGTTGCTGCTGAATTCAAGCCCGTCCAATAATGCCTGAAGCTGTCATAAACAGTTTGCAAGCTGCTCATGCCCCATCCATAGTTCCTTTGCCTAATGCGATATGGCAGCCAATCGCCATCAAAACGCAAAATCCTATCCTTATGAATATAAGAAAGTTGCGGCTGGTTAATTAAATCTCCAGAGATGATCTGATAATAAGTGGCTTTTGAATAGTCGTATAAGTTTTCCTCGTTAATAACGGGCGCAATTTGCCATCGGTCCAAGCACTCAATGTCCTCGATGCGACGGATATTCCGTTTATCGACAGGCATGTAAGCGGGACGCCCATCGTCAATAAAAAGAAGTAGACAAGCACCCCCATAAAGGCGGGCGTTCTTTGCTGCGAGGTTGAGATGTTCGAGGATGTAGAGGTCTTCAATTACTTGCTCAATTCCTTGCACTTCTTCGGCCCTAACGCCATCGCCACCAAACAATACTTTGAAGCCTTTTCGAGTGGCCTGGTCAGCATAAATATCAACAATGCGACGAGGAAGCCATTCACCATAAAGATTTTCTAGTTCTTCTTGCGCCAGAAATACTGTGGCTGTAGTTTTAGTATATTGCGCCTTGTCACGACCAGTGCCCATGCCAATGAGCACGTTCTGGAGGCCATCAGCCCTCACTCCGCCACTACCAACGTGACCAAGATCAATTGCGTCGCTTTCCATAAGCTTTATTTATGGCCATGATGTGTTGCTTTTATTCTAGAACCCGGCTACATTGTCACGTAGCTTATGCACACTATGGCTAGCTTTGGCATTGTTTTCCATTTCAGCGAGGAAGACAAGGAGCTTGTGCGGACGGAAGCCATGCGCAGGCAGCGTTTCAATGAGAGAAAAGGCTTGAAAGGGCGCAATGGAGGCCCGAAAGAGGGGGAGAAGGCGCTTTTCGCTCACAAGCTTGGCGCTGCGGGCGAACTGGCAGTGGCAGATTATCTCCATCTACGGGAGTTTCTTTATCAAGAAACAGAAGCCATTCGCGGATCTTTTGATCTACCTCCCAACATCGACGTGAAAACACGCTCTCGTCATGACTATGATCTCATCTGCCAACTAGACGAGAAGCCCGGAAAAACTTTAGTGCTGGTTACAATTCAAAACAAAATCACTCTTCTCCATGGTTGGATAAAGAGTGAAGATGCCATGAAGGAACAATGGAAGAAAGATCCTGCAGGCGGAAGACCAGCTTATTTTGTTCCTCAATCTGCATTGCTTCCTCTTGTAGACTTGCGCCATGCTGAAATGTTCTGACTTTTCCAAGCACGCTCTCAAGCTGGATCTCTATCCACAGCAGGCAAAAATCCTTGACAATTTCTTCCAGCCAGACAAAAGCCATGCAGTGTGGGCTCTTGGACGACGATCAGGCAAGACTGTCATGGCAGCAGTGGCCTGCGTCTATATGTGCTTCGTCCTGGAGGATGAATATCGCAGGCGCGTAAGAAAAGGCGAGAAATGGTACATCGTGACCGTAGCAAACAGTCAGGACCAGGCTCGCATTGCTCTCAATAACATTCGCCAGCTCATTCTTGATAGCCCTTTCGCTCAAGAAATTGTCCGCGAAACTGCCGACATCATTGAACTGAGCAATAACTGCGTATTCAAGGCCATCCCCACTTCAGGCCGTGCTGCTCGTGGCCTTGCTTGCGCAGGCGCAGTATTTGACGAGCTTGCCTTTGCCACTGAAGGCGATGCAAACAGTGGTGGTCGTGGCATTTACGACGCGCTTTCTCCTGCCATTGCTCAGTTCGGAGGGAAAGGACGCATCCTTGAACTCTCCTCGCCATGGCTAACAGACGGCATCTTCTATCAGCATTTCAAAGAAGCAAGCTCTGGAAGATTCCCTTTCATGCAAGCGGTGAATCTCCCAACATGGGAGATGAACCCAAGCATTTCGCAAGAGTTTCTTGACACAGAGAGACAGCGTGACCCGGAGAAATTTAAAGTTGAGTATGGGGCGCAATTCGCAAGCAATCTTTCAGCCCTCGTTGCAAGCGATGTTATTGACGCCTGCATTGATGACCGTAGAGCGGCTCTACCACCACGCCCTGAATTCCAA